AACTTTTTATCACTAAATGAGTATATACATATGATTGAAACAGCGATACATGGTTCGGAAGATAATTTTCCAAATTTTAGTTGTTTATACGATTTTACACCATCAGGCCTACATGAACCTATAAAAGAAGAATATAAACATTTTTTAGAAAATAAATTTGAATGGGGTGGCCTTTATTGTGGTTACAATACATTGGGTAAAGATTATCTATCAATTGCACCAGAAAATGATTGGGAAGTTATAGAACGTGAAGAAGTAAGACCTCAAATTAGATTTGCAGCAGAGACATGGATGAACTTTGGGCCTGATTTGAAAACAAACATAAATAAAGAATTTTATAAATGGTATACAACTCTGCCAAATAAAATTCAAAATAAAATACCAATTGATAATTTGAATAAACTTTCATTGGGTAGGTATAATTTGGGTAAAATTATTATTGATGAAAATTTTTTATCAATAGAACCCGATGCAAAAAAATGGTTATTACCAACTGGATCAGTTTATTCAATAATGGGTAAAGACGATTGTAAAACAAAATGGAACAGAGAAGTTTTTGCAAAAATTGTTGATATAAAACAAATAGAAATAATAGAAAAATGAAGTTTAATATAAACGAAATTAAAACTATTTATCCAGAAATTTTTCAATTAACGTGGGTTTTAAATAATATTTGTTCAAACCAATGTTCTTATTGTAATCCATTTTTATATGCAGGAAAAAATCATAATTACAAATGGGAAAATGCAAAAATATTTATAGAAGAACTGTTTAGAAGAAAAAATAAAATAAATTGTTCTATATCAGGCGGAGAACCAACAATGTCACCTTTTTTATTAGAAATATGTAAATTATTTTTTAATAATAATCATACAATAGGCATAACAACAAATGGTACAAAAAGTGTAAAATATTATAATGAACTAAGTAAATATTTAAATCACATTTGTTTTTCATATCATCCGGAATATGGTGATAATAATAAGTTATTAGAAAAAATAAATGGATGTATTGAAAATACAAAAGTTACAGTTAGAATAATGATGCATCCAGATTATTGGGATGAATCTATATATTTTTTTCTAGAATGTTTAAAAAACAAAAATATTGGAACAGAGGCCGTTAGAATTTTAGATAGAGGTCAATCTAATAAAAGCACATACGCATATACAGATGAACAATTAAAATGGTTTGCTTCATCTCAAACTAGAAATAATGAACCGATACTTTTTATTGATAATAAAGAGTTTACAAAAATGGGTTCTGATTTTTTTTTAGAAGATGGTAATGTTGATAAAAACGGACATGCAGTTGATTATATAAATGAAGGCCTAACAGATTTTTATGGATGGAAATGTAACATTGGATTGGAACACTTGTACATTTCAGCCGAAGGATATATAAAAAGAGGGAATTGTGAAGTAGGTGGGTTTATTGGTAATATAGATAATCCATTTGATATCCAATGGCCAGTAAATCCAATTACTTGCAATAAACATATTTGTTTTTGTACACCTGATGTATTAGTCAGTAAAAAATTTGATAATTTAAATAAATTGTAATATATTTGAATTATGATTATAGTACCACAAACACCAATCACAGAAGCAAGTTTTGATAAATGGAAGTGTCATAGAGTAGATGTAAATGAAGAAGATGATAACTATCATTACTATATTATTCCATTGATTGATATTGATGAAGATGAGATGAAACGATTGGAAGTTTTACCAACACTCTTTTCATCAGAGTCAGATATGTATGCAGATGAGAGTGGTAACCCTATATTCACTATGAGGTTATTTGATGATGACTTACCGGAATTAACTACCGAAGAAGAGGTGGAAATCCTTTATAAGTTATTGACTAAGAAGGACTTATTACTAAGATAATAAATTTGGTAATGTCAAAAATTTTTCGTATATTAGAGTATTGAAAATGATTAAACTCTAAAAGTATGAAACAAAAGACAGAAGCAGAATTAAAAGCAAATTACGACCGTTTTATCGGTATTATCAAAAAGTATTTTACTGGAGAAAGATTGGAGAAATTACTCCATATGTATTCGGAAACCGAATTGGGTGGAAACTTAATAGTATCTCCTGCATCCGGTAACTTAAATTATCATAATGCATATACTGGTGGTTATATTGACCACATTTTTAATGTATGTAAGAATGCACTTCGTATGAAAAAAACATTTGAAGAAGCAGGTGGTGTATGTGATTTTACTGAGGAAGAATTAGTATTTGTTGCCCTTCATCATGATTTGGGTAAATTAGGAACAAAAGCAGAATTACATTATGCACCCAATGATAGTGAGTGGCATATCAAAAATAAAGGAGAGGTTTATACAAGAAATAACAAAAATTCATTTATGGCCATCACCGATAGAACTTTATATACTTTATCTTTATATGGTATTGTAATAAGTGAAAATGAGTATTTTGGTATTAAACTTACCGATGGTCTTTATGATGAAGATAACGAAAAATATTTCAAAGTGTATGATACATCAAAATATTTAAAATCAAACATTCAGTACATTATGCATTGGGCAGACCATATGAGTACAATAATTGAAAGACAAAATTACATAAATTCTAAATAATAACAGACATTTTGTCAAAAATAATCCTTTGGTACAGTAATTGAACTATATGGAGTATTATTAACTAAAAAAATAAAATTATGTTTTATTCAGAGATTGACAGAATTATGGACAGTATTAAAACACATCCATTATGGGAACAGGCAACAAAAACAACAACATACGTTCCTAACAAATTTGCAGTAGATGTAAAAGATGAATCCGCAGCAATTGCTTTATCAGTATTGGGACACGACCCAAAAGATATTGAAATCAATTGTTTTGAGGATAAAATTGAAATCAAAGCAAAAAAATTAACAGAGGACAAAGAAAATCCTTTTAATCAATTGATTTCAGATATTGATGAAAGAGTTCAAGTTGGTAAAAACTTTGATGGTAGAAAAGCTAAAGCTGAAATTAAAAATGGTATTTTATTAATTACTATTGAAAGAAAGGAAGAGTCCAAACCAAAAAAATTAACCCCAAAAGTTGGTTAATTCAGTTATTTTTCGTATATTACAAAGGTAGAAGGGTCATTACTTCTACCTTTTTTTATTTAAAAATATTTATTACTATGATATACAACGAAAAAATACAGAACTTACTAGAGTCTCTAGACGGAAAATTAAGAATTTTACAGAATGGAATTAAAGGTGCACAACAGCTGACACCATCGGATGCTAATTTAATCATTGATGATAGTAGAAAAATCATTGAAAGAATAAATGAGCTAGTAAGAATTAACAGATAATATGAATTGGCTTAAGTATTTAGTGGGATTTTCCGCACTAATTATCGCTGGATGTGCGGCATTTTTTTCAGTAACAGGATTAGGTGTACTATTTAGTGGGGCATCTCTATCTGTAATGATAATGGCAGGTTCACTTGAACTTGCTAAATTGGTTGCTGCAACGTATTTAAAACAAAAATGGGATGACATTGGTGGTTTTAACAAATGGTATCTTACAATTTCGGTAGGAGTCCTAATGTTAATTACTTCTGCTGGTATTTTTGGATACCTTTCCAATGCTTTTCAGGCACAATCTCTTAAATTGCAAGTAGTAGATAGAGAAATTGCAGTTTATCAAACAAAAATTGACCAAAATACGGCTCAAATTACTCAATTAAACCAACAATTAGGTGGTTTATCACAAACTCAATCAACGATTTTAGAAAAAGGTAAGGTAAATTCTCGTTTACTGCGTAGTATTGACAGTAAAGACCGTCAAACTGCTCAAATTAACAAAAAAATTGATGGTTTACAAACGGAGAATGGTAAAAATACTGAAAAAATTAACGAAATTAAGATTGCAAACTTAGATTTAGAGAAAGAAGTAGGTGGATTTCGTTTTGTTGCAGAAGCATTTGGTATAGAATTGAAAAATGTTGTAAAATTCTTCATATTTTTAATTGTAATAGTGTTTGACCCACTTGCAGTAGCTCTAATTATTGCATTTAACGGGTTGGTAGTAGTAAAAAGAAAAGAACCAACGTATGATATGGGAGATTTGGATGACTTAATGGAGGAAAACTACAAAAATTACCAAATTTACGGAGATAATGGAAAAAATTCTACAAAAGAGGATAAAAATGAAGTTATAGTAGAAAATATTCTTAACGAAAATGAAAAAAATGAGATTAACACAGAAAATGAAGAAAAACCTATTGGGTCTAGTGATGCTTTGGTTGATGTTACATCTAATAATGAATTTATAGAAGAAGAAATATCAAATTTACAATGGGAAGAGTTTATGCATCCGGAATTTCCATGGCAGAAACGAAAATTATGGATAAACAATCCAAAGGCAGTTAGATATTGGATTACTTCTAAAAAAGGTACAGAAAAAGAATTAAGCAAACTTATTAGCGAAGAAAATAATACCAAAACTTATTAATTATTTGGTATTTTAGATTTATTTTCGTATATTAGATATATGAATATAGGATATGCATGTATTAATATGACGATAGGTAAAAAAATTACCACAAATCGTTCAATGGTGAAAAAAACATTCAATGCCAAAGGCTTGGATTATGTTTCGGAGTTGGCATTACTCAATGCTAAAGATATTATCAAAATTTTAGAGTGGAATAGATTAAACGGAATTAATTTCTTCCGTTTATCATCTTCTATCGTCCCTTGGGGTGATAATATTGATTTAACACAATTAAAAGATTATAAAGAGATTAGGAGTGAATTAAAGAAAGCAGGTGATTTTGCTAAATTTCACAATATTCGTATTACATCACATCCTGGTCCATTTTGTGTACTAACCTCACCAAAAGAAAGTGTAGTGTTAGCAACTATTGCGGATTTAGAATTACATGGTAAAATATTTGATATGATGGGGTTATCTAAAACTCCTTACAATAAGATTAATATTCATTGTAATGGTGTTTATGGAGATAAAAAATCTGCAATGGATAGATTTATCAAAAACTTCAAAAGACTCTCTAAATCGGTGCAAAATAGGTTGACAGTAGAGAATGATGATAAGGCTTCTATGTATTCAGTTAAAGACCTAATGTATATTCATAAAGCAATCAAAATTCCTATTGTGTTTGATTATCATCATCATCAATTTTGTACAGGTGATTTATCCGAAGAACAGGCACTTAAATTAGCGGCAACTACTTGGCCAAAAGATATAACACCAGTTGTACATTATTCCGAATCAAAAGCATTGCACGAAAATGATAGCAAACAAAAACCCCAAGCTCACTCCGATTATATTAATGCCCTCCCCAATACATACGAATTGGACGTGGATATTATGGTTGAAGCAAAAGCAAAAGAATTAGCAATATTAAAATTTATATAATGAAAAAATACGCAATGTTTATAGGTAGATGGCAGACATGGCACGCCGGACACGAATGGTTAATTAGTAAACAATTAGATAAAGGAAAAGATGTTTGGGTTGCTATTAGAGATGTTCCGCAAGATGAGAGCAATCCTAAATCTGCACATCAGGTTATGATGGATTTGTGTAAAGAACCTTTTTTTGTTAAAAATTCAAAAAAAATACATTTGTCAGTTATACCTGATATTGAAAGTATAAATTATGGTAGAAATCCAAAATATGATGTAATTTATCATAATGCACCAAAAGAAATAAGTGATATTACTGGAATTGATGCAAATCATAAGTATATTGATTCAAATGGTGATGTAATTGTTTATAATATAGATAAAAAATAAAATATGAAATTAATAGTTGACAAAAACAAAAATGGGTTACAAACCAAAGAATTTACAGAGTTTCTAAAAACTCCTTGTCTAAAAACAGAAATAACACAAGATGAAGCTGATGAGTTAAGAATGAAGTTAACTGAAGCTTTAATAGAAAACCCAGGATTAGGGATTTCTGCAACACAAATTGGAATTAAAAAAAGAGCGTGTTATATTCAATTTGGAGATGAAGAATTATTTTTAGTAAATCCAATTATTACGGAACGTTCAAATCAAGGTTTTTTATTTTTTGAAGGATGTCTTTCAATTCCATCTACATTACTAAGACCTGTTAGAACTATCCGTGCAACCAAAGTTGTTGTACAAACAGATAACTTGGGAGAATTAACTTTTGAAATAAATCCAGAAGGTGATAAAGCAAATGAACAAGTTTCTAAAGAAACTATGATGACTGTGATAGTTCAACATGAGATTGACCATTTGGATGGTATCACTATTAAAGATAGAGTATATTCTACTACGGTTACTAAGAAAAACAATTATGGTAGAAACGATAAAATTGTAATGAAATCACCAACCGGAGAATTAGAAGAAATTAAATACAAACACGCAAACAAATATTATTTAAAAGGATACGAAATAGTTTAATTTATGCAAATTATAATAATAACAATACTAACAATATTAACTGCAGTATTATCATACGCAGTATATAATCTTCTAAAAAAATTAGAAGTATATGAAGAAACTTTTGAACAAACGGAAAAGTTTATTCAAACAGAAATTAACAGAAACGAAGCATTACTGGAGGCATTAAGACAAATTGATGAACGTCAAATGTTTGAGAAGGATGATGAAGTAGGTTCTATATTTTATCAAATAAAGGAAACTATTGAAAAATTCAAAACTCAAAAAAACGATGCCTAGAAAACGAAGTCCAAATAGACAGTACTTTAGTAAAGATACCGAAGATGCAATCATCGAGTATAATAAGCTTGATGATAAACTAACTAAAGATAGAATTTATAAAGAGAGAATACAAAAATCATTTGAAAAATTAGCGGAAATTGTTTATAACAAATGGAAGTTTACATATTTTGATGATGACCCTAGAGATGTAATGTCCGAAGTAGTAGCATTTATGATTGAAAAGATTCACATGTATAGAGAAGGCAAAGGAA